ATTAAACATACCCCGGTCGTTGAACGCCCTTCTTTGGTGAAGCGGCTGGTTGGGGCTAATCGTCATTATTTTCAGACTGATTTCACAGCGTATGAGAGTCATTTTTCACCTTCTATTTTGAGGGCTGTTGAGTGTCAACTTTATGAGTGGTGTTTATCGTCTGTTAATAATATTCATGTCCTTACTGACACCTTATGTGGTTTGAACTCTATGCGCACTCGTACTGGTATTCATGCTGATGTACATGGTAGGCGTATGTCTGGAGATATGTGTACATCGTTGGGCAATGGGTTCACTAATTTGATGCTGGCAATGTTTATTGCTAGTACTAAGGGTGTCGATATTGAACGTGATTTTGATGGGTTGGTTGAAGGTGACGACGGTTTATTTTCATTACCATGTAGCATATCTGTTCAAGATTATGCTAAATGTGGATTCACTATTAAACTTGAGGAAGTTGATGATCCTCGTCGTGCTTCCTTTTGTGGTATGATTTTTAGTGATAGTGGTGAAATCATACGTGATCCTCGTCGATTCATTGAGAATTTTGGTTGGACACATTCGTTGATTAATGCTGGTCCTCGAATTATGGATCAACTTTTGCGAGCTAAGGCTTTATCTGTTTGTTATGAGACTCCTCAGTGTCCTATTGTTGGTGCTTTTGCTCGGTACGCCTTGCTGAAAACACGACATGTCCATCCTCGATTTATTCGTGATGGTTATCATAGTTCTGATATTCCTGATGAATTTTCCGTTCCAACCTTTAAACCTGCTTATGATACTAGGTTATTGTTTGAAGAGGAGTTTGGAATTACAGTATCTGAGCAACTTTTAATTGAGGCTAATGTTTCAAAAGGTTGCTTGGATGCTGTTGCTTTGTTGCTTCCTCCTCGTTCGGACATGTTTGAGTATGCTCGTGATTATGTGGTTGTTGATTAGGTTTACTTGGTGTTCCGCTAACGCCGCATCTATGTGGGTAGTTGTGTGTTTGCAGGGGAGCTTGTTAGTGATGATCCG